TTTTATTTTTTTCATTTTTTGTTTTAATTGTTTTTTAAATTATATTTTTTTCTGTTAAATATTTTTCAATAACATTCATACCTTTTAATTTAGCTAAATCAGCCCAGTCTTTTATACCTTGTGCTAAATAATGCTTTGGAACATTGCAGTAATCAAACTTAAACATTTCTGTTATTTGTTTACTGCTTTTTATTCCAGGAGCATCACTATCAAAAGATAATATTTGTTTGTTAGAATTTCTTCTTATCAAGTCTATATTTTCTTTTGAAAAACATCCAATTCCTTCATTTTGAACTGCACAAGTATTTAAAAATAACTTTCTTATGACCATATAATCTTTTTTACTTTTGTTTATAAAAGCAAGTTTATTTGAGTCTAAACCATTTATTCCATCCATTGCTGTAATAGGCACATTATTAGGTATCCACTTTCTCTTTTTATTTTCAAAAGGTCTGTAAATCTTCCATTTTGAATTATACAAATACCCAAAAATAGGTTCATTTTTATTAAATGAAAATCTTTTCTTGTTTAAGAAAAGTTTACCAACAGAATATATGTTTTCTCTTTTAAGATCTGATACATCTTGATGAAACATATTCCAATAAGCTAAATCATCTAACGTAAACTTTTTAGGCATTACTTGGATTTGTACACTTCTTTTTTCAGTAATATGAGGTTGTTTATATTGACTAATTATTTGTTTATACTCAATATTAACATTTTTTTTACTGATACCTAAACCAAAATCTTTATCTATCTTAATAAGAGTTTCATTTAAGTTTGATAAATTATAGAGTTGTCTTACAAAATGAAAACAATCTCCTTTAAAAGAAGTATCTCCAAAATCTATATAACTTAATGAACCATATTTGCTAGATATAACAAAAGAAGGATTTGTGTCTTTTCTAAATGGAGAAGAACACACTACGTTTAATGACCATAAAGAAGGCATATAAAACTTAAAAATATCATATTCTGATATTTTTGTTAATACTGTTTGTCTATTTAATTCTAATTTTTTTGATCCTTTTATTCCCATAATATTTTTTATTTAATAAAGGGCCCGAAGACCCTTTATTTATATTAATATTCAGGATCATCAGACACAGATTCAGATAAAACAGCAGAATTGCTAGTTACAAGATCATTTTCAGGATCATAATCTTCATCTTCTCTTAAAATAAAGTAATCTTTACAACCATATTCTCCTAAAACATTAGCCATAAACTTTTCATGTAAAGGCAAATCTTTTAATTGTGTTTTTAATACTCTATTTATAAATACATCTTCATTGTACTTTTCTTTGTCTTCTTCTTTAAGAACAAAATGTTTTATAGAATAATAAGGCAAAAAAGCTTTTGTATATACACGTTGGTATTGTACAATTTCTTCTTCTCCTGTATCTCTATTTTCTCTTGTTTTTGTTGAAACAGTTGTAAGAATACAAAAAGGAACAGATAAATCTCCTCCAACTTGTTCTTTTAAAGAGCTTACATCTCCTTTCATCAATTTTTTAAAGTTTAATGAAAGCTCTGTGTCTTCTTTAGAAAAATCTAATTTAGCTAACCAAGTTCTTAATAATTTATATAAATTTTCTTCTCCTGATTTAGCATTTCTATATTCTCTACTAGTAAACCATGGTTTTAAATCCATGTCACTTTCAGCCCAACTACAGTTTCCAATATTGTTTATAAATTGAAACTTTTCACCACTTTTTGATTGTACTTTTTTGTCTTCCACAAAAAATACAATAGGTGTTGTAAACTCTTCTCCTTCTTTTTTAACCCAGAAATCTAATCTTAAATAAGGATTACCATCATTACTTGTTCCTGTGTAATCCATTTCATCATCATTATCCCAATCTATATTATGTCCTAATATTTCTTCTTTTTCTTTTAATGTTGGATTAATAGCTATTACATTAACAGTCATTATTCCTACTTTTTTCTTTTTTGCTTCTTTTACTTCTCGAATTTCTCCTTTAATCATTTTTTAAGTTTTTAATAATTATTTTATTGAATTTAATAGATCCTTGTTAAATATGTTTTCCCAAAAAGTCTTTACATCATCTTTGCCTTCTGACTTAGATATTAGTATTTTTCCTTTTAGAAATGGTGCTCTACTACCAGCAATTAAACTATCGTTTAATACTTCAAAGTTTAAATAACGTTCATTATCTTCAGCTATCAACTTCCCTAATGCAGTCACTTTTGACGCAAATATGTTTTTAAGTTTCCCTGTTAATAATATTTCTTGTCCTACAACAGCATCTCTGGTTTTGTCACTAATATACTTATCAGCTATGTGTGCAGCATAAACTCTATATGGAGATATTTGTCTAAACATACCTACTTGGTCTAAAAACCAATCTCTAGTATGTTTATAACCAGCTCCATCTGGCAATGTTAGAACACTTTTAAACCCTGGATCTGTAGGGCTAAATTGTTCAGGCTTATCTGAAGGATCTCTAGGGTTTATAGCATTAAACCTTTTACCTACAGTAGATTTCATATAAGCTAATGTTCCACCTAGTTCAGACATTTTATCTAAATCAGATAAACCATCTATAAATAGAACAGAATATTTTCCTTTATTTTTTAATAAGATATTTCTTATTTTACAGTAATTAAAAAAAGCATCTATATCTGATGACTCTTGTGATTCATGAATATTGATTTTTTTTGCATCAATATATTCATATCCTCCTTTTTCTAAATTTAAAACTACACCATTGTATTTAGTGGTAAAATCACCAAAAATAGCAGATTTTCCCATTTTTGGCTGTGCAATTACTACTAAATCTCTAGGACTTAAACCAGTGCTTTTTACTACTGTTTCTGGTAATTTAAATTCCTTTTTTTCACTCATAATTTTTATTGTTTTTGTTATTTTATAGCCCATGTACTCTGCGTTG